CCCCAAGACTTTCGAGCGTAACCTGATCTTCCGGAAGGACTTGCACATGTATCTGCTGCAAGACACCGCCGCGAGGACCGACTTCTTGGCTCTTGCCTTCATGGACCCGCGTATATTCTTTGATACCTGCCTGTGGTGCCCTGGGACGGAAATGTGGGCGAAGAGCCGGAACATGCCGTTCATTCTGTACCCCAAGCAGGAGCTTGCCGTTCTGGCTCTGAAAGACGCCATCGACCACGGCGGCGACTTGGTGGTGAACAAGTCTCGTAAGCAGGGGGCCACGTTCCTGATTTGCGGCGTTGGTCTGATTTACTGGCTTTTGGTGCAGGGTTTCCAGGCTCTTTTGGGCAGTCGTGTAGAAAAGCTTGTTGACACATCGTCGGAGATTGTCAACGGGATTGTCGCGGGGCAGGAGAAGACCCTGTTCTACAAAATCTTGTATATGCTGAACACACTGCCCGATTACTTGAAGCCCCAGTTCCGCAAGAGCCACTTGTTTTTGCAGAACATGGACAATGCTTCGAGCATGGCTGGCGAAGCGACGGACATTGGTTTCGGGCTTGGCTCCAGAGCGCCACTGATTGTTGTTGACGAGTTCGCGGCAATAGAACCCAAGCTGGCTGATACGCTGATCCGTAACTTGGCTGACGTTGGTGCTTGCTGTGTGTTCAACTCGACACAGGGGTACTGGGCCGGGGCACATCCCTACGACTACCTGCTGAACAGCGGCCGGGCCACGGTGGTGAACCTGTGGTACTGGGAGAACCCGTCGCAGAGTGTTGGCCTGTACCGAACGCCGGCAGAGGGCCTGATTACGATTGAGGACCTCGACTACTACAAGAAGACGTACCCAGGACGGTTTGACCACGTGGTCGAGGGCGTCCCGTTTGACGTACAGACGGTCGAAGGCACGTACCCGTTTGTGGCTGACGGAGGTGTGAGTGTTTACGGCGCACCACGCGGCGTATGGGTTGATGAAGACTTCAAGCGGCCGGGCAGAACACTTCGTGGTATTGCCCAGAACATGCTTGGCCTTGCCGCCGGGGCGAGGGATTCATTCTTCGATTTGCCCCTGATTGAGTCGCTGAAAGAGCGGACACGGGAACCCGACGTGCGGGGCGATTTGAGTTACGCCGAGGTTGGCGGCTTTATTGAGGGCGTGCGGTTTACCCCAGGCGGATCGAATAGTCTATTGTCCTGGTGGGGTAGACTGGACAGTGGCCTTCGGCCCAACCAACGGCACAAGTACGTAGTTGGCTGTGATATTTCGCGGGGAACGGGGTCGAGCAACTCCGTTGCCGCTGTTTTGGACGTAAACACGCGAGAGATTGTTGGTTTGTTGGTAACTCCGCGACATCGTGTAGAGCAATTTGCCGAATTGGTTGTGGCGTTGTGCGAGTGGGTTGGCGGCACGGAACCGGCACTACTGATCTGGGAGGAGAACGGAGCGAGTGAGTTCTATGCGCGGGTGAACGAACTGAGCTACTACAACCTGTGGCGTAAGCCTGGCAAAGGGTCCGAGGGGTGGCGGAGCACGTCTGGCCCGAATGGCACGAAGATGAGCATGCTGAACCGCCTGGACTCGGCCCTGCATGAAGGCTTGAAGCCCGCCAGCCAGTTTGATACGGTTCGTCTGAATGACTTGAACACGGTTAACGAGTTGAGCGCCTACGTTTTCTTTGAAGGTCGGATTGATGTTGGCCCCGTGTCGGCCCAGATGGATACCAGCGGCGCGAGGGCTGCCCACGGCGACCGTGTTATTGCGGTTGGTCTCGCCGTCTTGGGAGCCGCTGGCGAAGCACCGGGCCAGTACAAAGAGACCAGCCCTCCCACTGCGGCGGGCACGTTTGCCGCGAGAATGGAAGCGGTAAGGATGGCGGAGCAGGCGAAAGCAAGAGAAGCGAGGGTTTGGGTGTTCTAATGGCTCATGCAATAGACGAAAAGGACGTGAGTAAGAACTACGCAGCAAGGCTTCAGACGCTTTGCTCTGCGTGGACCGAGCGGTGGGGGCCAGCCCTGGAGCACTCCCAGAAGCTGCTTGCATTGTGGGCGGCAGGCTACTTTTCGGCCGGGAGTGGCCGCTGGCACATCATCAACCTGATGGACCGAGGCGTGAGCACGATTTCCTCGTATCTGTGCGAGGGCAACCCAAAGCTAATGGTAGAGGCCCTATCGCCCAAGCTCGTTAACTACGCCAAGAACATCGAACTGATTCTGAATTTTGCTATCGAGCAGCACAACTTTGCCGAGGAGGTTTTGATTCCTGGCGCGGTGGCCTCGATTTTTGGGGACACATACGCCAGGACATTTTATGAGTACGACCGATGCGTTTCCGTTGACGACAAGACGATCAAGATTGGCACACCACGCACCGTTATCATCGAGCCGTGCGATTACGTGGGGGACCCGTCCGCGAAGTGCAGGCGTGACTTTGCGTTCGAGGGCGACGTATACCGGCTGCCTACTTCCTATGCCAGGGATTTGTTCGCTGGCAAGGACTCGCACGGCAAGCAGATAGCAGACTTCATTGAGAGTGACTGCAAGCTGGCTACCAAGTTCTCGGCCGCGGAGGCCGTTCGCTCTGGCTACGACTTTAACAAGCTGGCCCTTGAGGAGTACTCGACCTTTATCGACATCTACAACCGCCGCGAGGGGTGCATTGACACGATTCAGCCAATGGGTCACAAGGCCATGATATTCCGCACTGTCGAGTGGAACGGGCCTGACGGGGGGCCTTATGACGTGTTGGGGTATCGATACCTCCCTGGCATCCCAATCAGTCACCCGGTCGCGTGGGCCTGGTATGACCTTGACGTGACGATGAATGAGGTAGCACAGGCCGCGAGGGATCAAGCCGAGAGCCAGAAGACCGTGATTGGCGCAGAGCCTTCGGCCAAAGACGCGGCCGAGATGCTTCAGAAGGCCAAGAACATGGACATCTTCTTGGCGAAGAACATTGACCGTGTCCGGCAGTATTCCTTCGGCGGGGTGGACCAGCACAACTATGAATGGTTGTCTTGGGCGGAGCGGGAGTTCCAGGCCAGCGGGGCGGGCGGCAATCCGGCGTTAGGCGGTCGCGGGCCTTCGGCGGACACTTTGGGCCAAGAGCAGATGGTATACTCTGGGGCGTCTCGGGTAGTGGACGGCTTCTATAATCGGTATCACAATTGGATGACCTCGATTGTCCGCAAGTGGGCGTGGGCGTTGATGGAGAACCCAACAACGTATTTTGAGGTCCTGAAGACGGTAAAGATTCCAGGCCTTGGCGACTGGTCGTACCCGATTTACTTCTCGCAGGCCGACAAGGTGGGCGAGTTCAGGGAACTGATGTTGAAGGTAGTCCCCTATTCGACCCAGCGAAGAACGCCTGAGCGTAGCTACCAGAGACTATTCCAGTTCCTTACCCAGTGGATTTTGCCTACGATGCAGCTTCGCCAGGGGCAGGGCGTTGATATTGACATGGAGATGGCGGACCGCAAGCTTGCCGACTATGGGGCTGTGGATTCGCTGCCGATGTGGTACAGGGGCATAAAGCCAACGGGCGAGCCGGACGCCGGGTTTGTCATGCAGACGCCGACTTCGACCCAAGGGAATGACAGTCTGGGGGCCACAGTGCCCTCCAGGGAAGCGAACCAAGAGCAGCAGCAGGCAAGGGCGGGCTACGCCGGAGAGAATCAGCCGCCCAGCGAGGGGGAACCAACATGAGAGCGTGGGTTGCCAAGGTGGTGCTGGCAGTTGTTGGCTTTATCGTTCTTCTTGGCCCATTCTGTATTGTGGGCTGTTTGTTGGCCTTCCACACCGCGCCCCGGGCAACCAGCTTGCCTGTTGTGATTGAGTCCGTTCGTAGTGCCGTTGTGTGCATTACGAAGGACGCGAGGTTTTCGGCGTCGGGTTGTATTGTATCCTCTGACGGTATCGTTTTTACGGCGAGACACTTGCCGGACGGGGCTGAGGGCGTGTATTCGGTCAGCCTGGATGACGGCCGCGCGTTTGGCGTGAAGTACGTGATTGAGGATCGCGTGTTGGATATTGCCTTCTTGAAGCTTGACTTGCCGAGGGGAATGTCGCTGAAATACTTGGAGCTTTCGCCTTATGTTCACGCGGCGGTCGGTGAGCCGGTGTTCATGATCGGATCTCCGCACGGGTTTGGGAACTTCAACACGGTTAGTCTTGGGATTGTCTCGGCACTGGGCCGCAACCTGCGGGACCGGGCGGGCT